CAGTTCAAAATCCTAATAACACAAAAGAAGAATTAGAAGAGGCTATACTAAAAGAAATAAAAGAAAAATATCCTGATAGTAAATATGCTAAAAATGAAGATAAAACAAAAAAATTAATTAAAAAATCAACCGCTGGTTTACAAACCATGAAAGAAGTTCAATCGAGAGAAGAATATGATTATGGTGAACAACCATCAGGATTACCTACAAACACTACGGATGGTCAAGTAGTAAGAGATTATCTACTTTCAAAATACGAAGAGGCTAAGCAAAGAGGTGATACAGAATTAATGAAACACTATGAGAGAGAACTCAAGTGGTTTCAGAAAAAAGCTACTGATAAATCAGTAACAGGTAAAGAGGGTGATGCTGATACTATGATGATTTTTGAAGATAAAAGTGGTAGAAAGAGAGTATTGTATATTACTAATAAACAAGGTGAAGCAGATATGCAATCTAATTCTACGATTGAAACTGTTTCATTAGCTACAAAAGAAAACATACATCCAGATGCTAACGAGGATGTAGTGGTTCAAATTCAAGAAGGTGCTTCTGAAATGGCAACTGGTTTTAACAACAAGTATGTAAAGAGAAGTGCTCAAGTTATACAAGAAAATAGAGAGGACTTGTCTAAGGTAGAGGATATTATAGGAAAGGCGGCACAATCACAAACTGGTAGAGCAGAGTTTCATAATGATAAACCAAGTGAAAAATATTTAAATGAAAATAAAAAGAATCCAGAAGTTAGGGCGAGATTACTTGGTATGGATAATCCACCAAATGATAATCCTAAATCACCCGAATACAAAGCATGGAAGAAGGAAGTAAATTCTAATTGGGACAAATCAGAACAAGATTTTACAGCTCAAGAAATAACTCAGGCATCTTTAGATTCTACAGGAACAGGTTCGGTTCAAGGCATCGGTAGTGGTGCAAATGGTGTACCTTACACTACGGTTAAAGCAACACAAGTTACTGCAAGTATACGAAAAAAAGTAAAGTCATTGATGAAGAAAAATCCTAATTTATCATTACAAGAAGCTTGTAAACAAGTTGCAGAATCAGAGAGTGGCCCTAAAGGTAAAAAGAAAAAATTATTTGGTGGACAATTTAGTGGAGATGATGTAGAAAGAATAATGAATAATAAAGGATTGGAAGCACTCGAACAAGAACAAGAGAAAAGAGCTCGTTCTATGGATGGGATGTACGAAGAGACTACCAACGGATTGAGAAGTGCAGACGTTAACCTTTATATTACACAAGGTATGAGTCAAGAAGAAGCTCTTGAGAAAAGTAAAAATGAAGCTGGCCCACACGAACAGAGTTACACTGCTGGGTTTATGGAAAGAATGCATTGGTTTGATTATATATCAGGTGATGTTGATGGAAGGGTTGTTGGTGAGATGGGTGAAAATTCACATCCACCAAGGCATGTTAGAGAGTGTTTAGCAGAGCAAACTGGATTTAAAGGTAATCCAAATACTGATAGAGATGGTCTAAAAGAACATATACTAAAAAATGTTAGAGCAGATTCTGAAAATCAAACTTTGACATTTGTAGATAAGTCTAGTGGTAAAGCTAAAACTTTGGGTAATGATACACACAGATTGGCTGGTAGAAATGAAAAAATGGCTGGTGCATTTGGTATTGATATGGTAAATTGTTTAAAGAGTAAAGGAGCTGCAAAGTGAGAACACAACTACTCTGCACATTCACCAAACGAAATAGATTCTATGAGACAGTAGATATTATACTAGCTTGTAACGATATTGTATTCGATAAGGTATATGTATTTCAAAATGAAAATGATTATCATCAGTTAATCTGTACCTATAATGTAGAGTATGATGAGGATGCAATACAAGAAGTACCAGACACTATTTCGTTACATAGAAAAAAGAACACTAACACTCTATACACAATCAATGCACTTAATGATTTGATTCGTGAACTTAATGATGGTAAGTTAGATAAGACCTTTCCAATCGAATGGGAAAATTATAAGAACTGTTTACTGCTAACAAATGAAGAAGGTCTTAATAAAATACCTACTAGAATCTATACGATAATAAATTCAAAAACTTGGGAAAACGAGAAAAAATAATTGTATTTTCAAAAACTTGATTATACTTATATTTGAATGGTTACGAAAGTAACAATTACTAATTAACTAATTAAATAATGGAGAATAATAATGGATTTAAATGCAATCAAAAACCGTCTTAACCAACTTCAAACCACAAATAACAGAACATCAAATCTTTGGAAACCATCACCTGGTAATCAAATTGTTCGTATTGTGCCTTATAAGTTCAACAAAGATAATCCTTTCATCGAGTTATACTTTCACTATGACTTAGGTGGAAAGAATTACCTATCACCAATCTCTTTTGGTAGACCAGACCCGATTGAAGAGTTCGCTCAGAAATTAAAAGGAACTGGTTCAAAGGATGATTATCGTTTAGGTAAGAAAGTTGAAGCGAAAATGAGAACTTATGCACCTGTAGTTGTTCGTGGTGAAGAAAGTCAAGGGGTTAAGTTTTGGGGATTTGGAAAGACTGTTTATCAAGAACTTCTTTCTATAATCGCAGATCCAGATTATGGTGATATTACAGACCAAGTTAGTGGTCGTGATGTTGCTGTAGAGTTCAAAACAGCTGAAGAAACTGGTGCTAGTTTCCCATCTACATCGATAAGAGTAAAACCTAATCAAACACCTATCACCGAAGATGCTTCAATGATGGAGTCGTTAACTGAAAATCAAAAGAATATTACTGATATCTATCAAGAACTTTCTTATGATGAGTTGACTAATGCATTGAATGAGTATCTAAATGGTGGTTCATCTGAAGAAGAAAAAGAAGAAGAATCTACTCCAAAAGTAGAACCTGCTTCTTATAATTCTAAAGAAACATCAGATGCGTTTGATGATTTATTTAATAACTAAATAATCTATAATTGTGGGTGTTGAAGCCAACACTAATAAAACCGAGTGTGTGCGAAGGATTCTTCATAAAGCCGGACACACCCACTTTTAATTAGGAGAAACTTATGTCTACTAGAGACGAATTAGCTGGTGTCTTAGCTGACACAATTAATAAACAATTCAAGGATATGAAAGTTGCATACTTCTTGGATGGTTCAGATACAACACCCACAGATGTAAAAGATTTTATTTCTACAGGTTCTACAATGTTAGACTTGGCAATATCCAATCGACCAGATGGTGGTATTGCAGTTGGTAGAATCACAGAACTAAATGGTTTAGAGAGTAGTGGTAAATCTTTAATCGGTGCTCACATGTTAGCAGAGACTCAGAAAAAAGGTGGTGTTGCTGTTTACATAGATACAGAGACTGCAGTCAGTACAGAGTTCTTAGAAGCTATTGGGTTAGATGTTGAAAGTATGTTGTACTTACATCTAGAAACAGTAGAAGATATCTTTTCTGCTATTGAAGAGATTGTTGCAAAGGTTCGTGAATCAGATAAAGATAGATTGGTAACAATCTTAGTAGATTCACTAGCTGCTGCTTCAACCAAAGTAGAGTTAGAAGCAGAGTTCGACAAAGATGGTTGGGCTACTTCTAAAGCTATTATCCTTTCAAAGGCAATGAGAAAGATTACTCAGATGATTGGAAGACAAAAGATAGCTCTTGTATTTACAAATCAACTTAGACAGAAACTTGGTGTAATGTTCGGAGATCCTTGGACAACAAGTGGTGGTAAAGCTTTACCATTTCATGCGTCAACTCGTATCAGATTAAAGAACGTTGGTCAAATCAAAGATAAGAAAAACAATACTATAGGTATGAAGATGAGGGCTCAAGTTATTAAGAACAGATTAGGTCCTCCCATGAGACATGCTGACTTCGAACTTTATTTCGAGAGTGGTATTGATAATGAAGGTAGTTGGTTAAAGGTCATGAAAGAACATAAACTCGTTAAACAAGGTGGAGCATGGTATACTATGGATGACCACAATGGTAATGAGATTAAGTTCCAATCAAAAGATTGGCCCGAGTATCTTAAAGATGAGGATTTCAAAACTCATTGTTATCAGATGATTTGTGACAAAGTTGTTCTTAAGTACGAAAAGAACTTTGGAATTGACGATGTTATAATCGAAGAGGAACCAAGTGAGTAATGCAAAATATTTGTCTATACTCGATGAGATAAAGAAAAAAGGTGGTTCCCTTGACGGTGGTGAACCAAATGACAAAGTACTAATCATAGATGGCTTAAATACTTTTATCAGAGTATTTAGTGTTATACCAACTACCAATGAAGATGGTATTCATATTGGTGGAATAGTTGGTTTCTTGAGAAGTATTGGTTATGTAATAAACATGATTAGGCCCACTCGTGTCATCATAGTATTTGATGGTAAGGGTGGTTCTAATCGCCGTCGCAAAATATATCCTGAGTATAAACAAAACAGAAAAACAAAGTATCGAGTAAATCGTTCCAATAGTTTTGCATCACAAGACGATGAAAAGATGAACATGATTATGCAAATACAGAGAGTGGTAGAATATTTAGATACTTTACCAGTAACTGTGTTGTCGTATGATAATATTGAAGCTGATGATACAATAGGATATATTTGTAGACAGGTTCTTACAGATTCTAAAATCACTATTATGTCTACTGATAAAGATTTTCTACAACTAGCAAATGGTAGAATAAAGATTTGGAGTCCAACTAAAAAGAAAATGTATGATGAGGATAAAGTACTTGATGAGTATGGTATATCATCCCATAATTACATTTGGTATAGAGTTTTGGATGGTGACAAGTCAGATAATATTAGTGGTGTTCGTGGGTTTGGGTTAAAAACAATTCAGAAGAAGCTACCATTTCTAAGTGAAAATAGAATAGTAAAACTAGATGAAGTAGTAGATGAATTACCAGAACACAAAGATACTATAGAACTAAACTACAAGTTAATGCAATTATCTGATGTAGACATTTCAGGTTCTACAAAGACAAAAATAATCGATGCAGTAAACTCACCAATCAATAGATTGATTAAGTTCAAGTTCGAGAAAATGTTTTTAGAAGATAAATTGTTTACAGCATTACCAAATGTAACAAGTTGGTTACTAAATAACTTTAATCAATTAAATAGTTACGCAGAGAAGACACATAACAAATGAGTGTAAATTACGAAGTATTAAATAAATATCTAGATATAGATTCCTTAGAGTTGGAGTTTCATAAAGTCACGAATGATATAAGAAACATAGACATGGAATATGGTATGGAAGTGATATTTAATTACTATCGTAAATTTGGATTCCCACATTATACTATCAGAGATGAGGAAAAGTATGAACACATGAGAAAACTAAAAAAGTTTGATGTTGATACTATATTAGATGGAGATAAAATAGTTCAGACTATGCATTGTTTAAGATTGGCTTGGACATACTTTCCTCATTTTTGGGAAGTCCGATGTGGTAATGCAAAGTATTCACCGATGGAAATATTTAACGATGATGAAAAGTTAAAGTCTACCATTAAGAAAACTTGGAACTTCGAGCTAAAACATTACAAGGGTGAAGAGGGTAGAGAGAAGAATAAGTTTCACGAAAATAGATTCAGACAATCATTGAAAATATACACAGGCACACAATCTGTCAGTAACTTTCGACCAACTGCTGCTAAACTAATATACGAGAAGTTTGGTGGTGATGTTGTTTGGGATATGTCATGTGGATGGGGTGGAAGATTATTAGGTTTTCTAGCTGCATCAAATACTAAACATTACATTGGTACAGAACCATCATCTAAAACTTACGATGGACTTCAGAAGATGGTGAAAGATTTTTCGTATTTTGAAAAACAAGTTGATATTTATAAACTCGGTAGTGAAGAATACAAACCTAAAAAAGAGTCACTCGACTTATGTTTTACTTCACCACCATACTTTGATACTGAAAAATATTCAGACGAAGACACACAAAGTTATAAAAAGTTTCCAACTGAAGATGGTTGGGTAAACGGGTTTTTAAGAAAAACAATTCAAAACTGCTATGATGGTTTAAAAGATAATAAGTATATGTTAATGAATATTGCTAACACACCTAAATATAATTTCATCGAAGAAGAAACAATTCGTATATCTAAAGAGTTGGGATTTGTTCAAGAGGATACATTACAATTAACTTTATCAAGTGTTATGGGAGCAGGTTACAAATACGAACCTGTTTTTGTTTTTAGAAAGGAGAGTAAATGAGTGAAACACTAACACAATTTGGAACATCGTTTCAATCTAAAATTATTGCTTCATTAATGAGTGATGTAAAGTTCATCCAAACTATTAGTGATATACTAGAACCAGATATGTTTGATTCTGATTCTGATAAATGGTTGGTAAAAAATATTAGAGAATACTTTTACGAGTATAAAAAACAACCTACACTAGAAGTAGTAAAATTTAAGATAGATGAAATAGATAACGATGTATTAAAATCTGGTGTTGTAGAAAAATTAAGAGATGTTTGGAAAAACATAGAAGCAACAGATTTAGAGTTTGTACAATCAGAAACTTTGGATTTCTGTAAGAATCAGACACTAAAGAATGCAATACTAGAATCAGTTGAATTATTAGAAAATAAAAATTATGATGGTATAAAGTCAATTATAGATGATGCAATGAAAGCAGGTACAACAAGAGATTTAGGTCATGACTATGTTCCATCTTTAGAAGCAAGGTTAGAGGAATCATCTAGAATTACTGTTAAAACACCTTGGGATGTTATAAATGATATTACGGATGGTGGACTTGGAGCAGGTGAACTTGGTGTGATTGTTGCTCCTGCTGGTATTGGTAAGTCTTGGACATTACAAGCTCTTGGTTCTGAAGTAATTAAAAAGGGTAAAACAGTTGTACATTACTCTTTAGAGTTAAATGAAAATTATGTAGGTCTTAGATATGATTCTATATTTAGTGGTGTTACTACTGCTAATATAAAGTATCATAAGGAAGAAGTACAGAAACAAATATCAAAGTTACCAGGTAAGTTATTAATTAAATACTTTCCAACCAAAGCTGCATCTGTACAAACATTAGGTTCACACTTAAAACAAATAGAATTAAGTGGTGTTGATATTGACATGGTTATTGTAGACTATGCAGACATCCTAATGCCTACGGGTAACTTCAAAGAAAAAAGACA